CCTTGGACCTGACAGCCTCCATCTCCATGTTTGAGTCCAATGAGACTTTCTTAATCTCACTTTCATAACATTACCACCAAAAAAATCAGAAAATCTATCTAGAATATCTTTATCACACATCTCAATACCGCATTGAAATGTTTTTCTACCTTGACCTTTACCCCAGATACCAAAACTTCCTTCACCATCAAAAAGACCGGCTAAGAATATTAATTTACTTTTTTCGGACAGCTTTTCGTAGGAGTTTTTTAGCATGTTTGAGTTTGATTCCTTGTGGGTTTGGTCCTCTCTTAGGCGGTGGCCCAGATTTAACTCCTCCACTTAATCCTTTTCTCATTTTGATTGTATCTTCTCCCTAGCAACTTCTAAACGTTCGTCAGATTGCTCATCTTGTTGAGCAAGCTTATCGTATTCATATTCTAAACGTTGTGCAGCTCTTTGATTTTCTTGTTGAGCTCTAAATTTAGTTTCATCTGCTTTTCTTTGAAGATCCATAGCTCTTAAATCAATTTCTTGTTGTTTAATTTTAATTAATGGGTCTTCTTTGTTTTGAGCAGCGCTTTCAGCTTGCGCTAATTCTTGTGTTATCTGTGCTGCAAGCTTTGCTACCTCAGCTTCGAACATAATTTCGAACTGTTGTGGATCTTGTTGTCCCAATTGTACCATCTGCGGGTTTTGCATCACCATTTCTTTAACCTGTGCTTTAGCTTTAAATGAAATGTGGTCTGAAATGTGCGATTGTAGTAATGCATACACTTGAGGATTTATCTGAACCATTCTTGTTTGCATAAATGCCATGTGAGCAGCAATATGTGCATCATGATCTTGAAATTCAAACGCTGTAAGCAACTTCATTTGTAATGAACGTGCATTTTCTTTGGCTGGATCTAAAGGTTCCGGCTGTTTTGGTGGTGGTTTAAGAATTTGATCGATAGTTTTAGTGCCAAGTGCTTCATAAACACGTCTATAAGCTTCATGTAAGTTGTGCATTTGTGGATTTGACTGTGCAATTTGCAATTGTGCTTGTGCTAACGTCACTCTTTGTGCCATTGACATAATATTTGGGTCTGCAACAGGTAAAATATCGACTCTGTTGTCAAAATCTGCTTGTTTAATCTGTCTTGGGCCACCGTATACATCGTATGGATACTCTGGTGGTAGTGATTCACTACAAATTCTAGCTAAAATTTTAAATTCAAGCCTCATTGCATAGTAACAACGTTTGTGAACACCACTCATGACACGTGATCCTCTTTCCATCAACGCCATTGTAGTACCAACTGCTCTATTTTGAGTGTCATTACCAACTGCAGTATCTGTAATCGCTGCAAATTTTTGTCCTGCTTGAACAACAAAGCCCATCAGGTTGTATAAAGTTGGTGATGGTTCTGTAAATGGTAGATTAAAAAACTGATCTCTAATATTTCCGCCAGGCGCATCCACGTCTCTGAACTCTCCTGGTTGAATTGGTTGGTCATCATCTCTAACTCTTATACCACGTGACTTAAATCCTGCTGGTAAATTTTTTAAAGTACCTGCATCAATTAATTGTCTCAACGATTGAGTTGCAGCTTGTGATAAACCACCGATCATGTGTGTTAAACCAAAACCATAGAAACCTAATCCTGGTAAAAATTTGTAATGTACAAAGTATTCAACTCTTGAATAACTTAAATCACCTGGTTTGTAATTTCTATAAATAGATAAAATCTCTCCACTACCTTCATCGATTGTGACGATGTATGGAATTTTTATTTTTTTAGCCTTGTCATCAAAATCTTCGTAGTCATCTAGATTTAAATCTACATGCATTTCAAGAATTGTATTTAAATAATCTGAACCATTACCTTTAACACCTTCAAGTTCGTTTAATTTTTTCTGTACTGAATCTGGCTCTGAACTACTGTCAATTAATTCTATATCTCTATAGAAACCTGCAGCCATTTTTTTAGTAACCTCATTCTGAGTCATTTTAATTACATGAGAAATTCTTTCACAGTCTTTTAAATCAGATGCATAGTATGGAACTACTAAGTCTTCTGCTGGAATAAATTTAGATACAGGTCTATCTAATAACGCATCGTAATAAATTTTCTTAAAAGTAGATCCTGATAGGGGTAGATAAAATAACATCTGATCCATGTCAGTTGTATAGTCTTCCATCTCCTCCATCAGCAGGTAGTTCATATAGTCCTTAACTCTATCTGCTTGTTGTTCGGTAGCCGGTGTCTGTAAGCCAACAACCTGTGTTCTAACTGGCCCATCAGATGGCACTAGTTCTTTGTATGCTTGTGCTTGGAATTGTGTAACAGACTCAGCTAATAAAGGATGCGTGACACCGGAAGCTCCTTTGAATGGTTTAGTTACTTCCTGATACTTAGTTCCTAATAAATCTAAACCTTTAATGTAAGCGTCTTCCCATTCTTTTCTAGAAGTTTTATCTTTTTTGTATTCTTCAATAAGCTCCATGGCCATGTCTTTGAGATCTCTCTCATCCATGCTTTCAGCTAAGTTTGCATTAAAATCGTCTTGAGGTCTTTCTTCTTCAACGGTTTCTTCACCTTCAACTTCTACCTCTACTGGTGGAAGACCCTCAGGTTGCTCAACTACTTCTTCTGATAATTCTTCTGTTACTTTTTCTACTGCCATGATTAATTGTACCTTATTGGTTTAAACATATCCACTACAAGTCCACCTTTAGACTTATAAGTTTTTTGCGTATTTCTCATTAACGAATTCACTTTAATAGCATATGCATCAAAATACAAGCGTGGATCCCCATCTGGAATATTCTTAGTTCCTTTTTCAGGATTCATACCAGTACTACTATGGTATTGGCTTTTAATTTCTTTTCCTTTTAACGGATGTTCTTTTGGGTATTTAAAAGTATCATTACCAATTGTTTTATAAGGTCTTGTTGGATCTGATAAAGATATTTTTGTAGGCCCTGCTTTTGATCCATAGAACCTTGCATTTCTAGCCATTACATCTGGAATAACCGCTTTTCCTTTTTTACCTATTCCTTTACCATTTGCATAACCGTAAAATCTTTCATTACCCGCTTTGTACCCTTGTCTGAAACTTACTTTGTCAAACGGGGCAACGGCAACGTAATCAACATTCTCACGTGCAGCCTTCTGCATTAAATATTTTATTGCATGGTCTCCATATGAATCTGCTTCAACCATTGGGAAGTAATCTTTTTTGTCATCACTGTAAGTATTTCTTTGTGTAGTTAATCTTTTTAATTTTGTATTTATATCTTTCATAGATGAACTAATTGCATTCACTCTACCAAACTCGTTGTTAGCAACCGCATCATCCAAATCTTTAAGCATTTTACCTCTTTGACTAACAAGTAAATTTAATTCTAGATCAGCATTAAATGGATTCAATCTTTTCTCTCCGGACAGTTGTTGAGCTTTAGTCAAACTCTTTGCAATACTCTGGTTTACATCGGATTGTATTTCATTAATCATAAATACTTTTTTGCCGTCAGGTGTGAACCTTGTATCATATCTTATATGATAAATATTATTTGTATCTCCAATCACATCTGTAAAGTGTCCACCTTTATTTCGAAGTGATGCATTGGTTGTTATATCTTCTGGAAGTGTAAAGATAGTTTCTCTGTAATCTTTACCACCTTGTAATGTGTAATTAGTTTCTGTTCCGTATTTAGTTTTGGTAGCCTGCATTGGTCCAACTTTATTATTTATTTCACCAATAACTTTGTTCAATGCTTTCTTTTCATCTACAGGTACTAATCCAGAGTTTGTAAAATTTTTTAACGATTCATTTAAATCTCTTAACGCAGATTTACTTGGAACACCTTCATCAGCTTTTAAATAATATTGCAACTGATCTAACTCATATTTTAGGGCATCGTTGTCTTTGTATTTAACTTGTAAATCTCTTACTGTATTTCTTGCATTCTTTGCTGCTACATCAAATGCTTCTTGTGCACTTTTGTTAACACCAAGTTCAATTGGTTTTAATCTATTTATAGGATTTAATTTTAACATTGCTCCTACTTCATTAGCATCAAGTTTTAGACCAAATTTCTTTGCTGCATATAATAGGCCACCTGTAAGATCTCCCATTTCATTGAATATTGCTAAATTAGAATCAAATAATTCTTCTTTGGATACACTAACTTCTTTACCGGCAAAGGGGCCTGAATCGTATTTAAATCTTTTTTGTTCACGAACAGTTTTCTGTGCAGGCTTACCCATCTGTAAGGGTTTTGTTTTCTTTAAAACTACTGGTGGGTTTTTTAATTCTTGTGTAACTAATTCTTTAGCCTGTGATTGTGAAGGCTTAGGTGTGTAAGTTATTTGTTTTTGTTGTTGTCCGGTAGTCGGTGTTGCTGAAGGCTTCTTCGCCTTAAGTAATTCTTTACCAGCTCTAAGTAATGCCTTTAGGGACATTGTCCCTCCTATGTGATTTTAGTAGGTCTTGTTCTACCTAGTTTACAACCTCTAGCTTTGATCATAGTACCTTTTGAATATCCAGGTCTTTGACTTGGAGCGATCATGCCACCACCCATCATCTTAGGTGTTTTTGGATTTGGGTTTCTAGAACTGTGATCTTTTATTACAGGTCTGTTTTTTGATCCCGATCTACCAACTAATGATTTTGCTTTATCAATATCTCTATCAGTCAGTCTATCTTTGTCTTTCATTTTTTTTGCAAGCTTGTACGCTGCAGATGCTGCAGCTGTTACTGGTGAAGCTACAGAAGCTACAGTTCTTGTAACTCTTTTAGCAGTATCTAAAGCTGCTTTTCTTGAATTTCTTTTTTGCATTGCATTTCTTAAATTTTTTCTATCTTCATCAGTCAATCTAGATTTTCCTAAAGGTATACGTTTGAATGGACCTGCATCTCTTAATCTTCCTATAATTGAAGAATCAACACCACCCCCTCTTGTTATAATTGATCTACCTTCTTTATAACCCATGGGCTTTTGCATCATGCCACCACCCATTTTTTTCTTAGGCTCGTCTTTTTTCTTTTTCATTTTAGATTTTAAATATTGAGATACAGCTACTCCTGCAGCTACAGGTAATAATAGTTTTCTACCTAATGAAGTTGCTTTCACTGCTTTGGTAATTCTTTCTCTTCCAGCACCAGTTTTTTTATTAATGACACCTTTTTCTTGAAGTTCCATTTTTTTACTAAAAGATGAATCATCTTTAACTTTGATTGATTTACCAACTCTAGCTTTCATAACTTTACCAGGTTTAACTTTTTCATCTTGTAGACCCATGCCTCTACCTTTTGCTTTTTCTGCTCTTAGAACAGCGAAATCTTTTTCATTAATTTTGTTTGGTGGTGGAGCTTTTGCAGCTAACTTTTTTTGTTTTGGACTCATTGAATCTCCTAATAATATTTATACTCTTTTTCTAATTTCATTGGAGGATCATCCCAGTCATCAGAGTATGTTGAAACAAATCCACCTTGTCGATATCTTAACACAGCTTGGGTCATAGAATCAACATAGTCATCGTATTGTCCGTTAGGAAACGCTGCACACTCCTCAATTACTTCCTGTGCCCAGTGTTCGTCTAACGGTGCAAATACCATACCAGACTCAAACACAGGTGAACAGCTATTTATTCTAGTATGCTTGTCTCTTCCTCTTGATGGTACGAAATCTATTACAGGGATTCCTGCACGTCTAAGTTCATGTATTAGGGGTTGTCCTGAAGCTTTAGCCTCTACAATCACGGTTTCCGGTTCCCAGTAATGATATTGCTCTAATGCAACATTCTTAAGATCTGGAAAGTCATACCTACCTTTGTGAGCATCTAAAAGTATTATTGCTTTTTCGTAACCGTCTACCGGTTCAAAAATACCCCAAGTGGTAATAGCAGAATAGTCAGCAGATTCTTTTTTAGAAAATGCAGTATCATAAGATTGTATCACGTGTAGTAGTTTTGGAAGATTATCCCTATCCCAGTCTTGCCACCATTCCCTTTTAATGATTGCACCTTCTTCTGAGGTTGGGTCCTGCATATACTGTGCGTTCCAGTTCTTAACTGAAATAGAAGCTTTGACACCGTCTAGGTCTTCTTTAGACCAATACTCAGGCCATACAGGTTTATCGTCATCTAGAATTGCAGGAAAAGAAATTACTTTCCATTGATCTGATTTAACACCAGATTGTGCTCGGATGAGCCTTCCTGTTAAATCATCGGTAGCCCAACGAGTCATTACAACTAGGATCCTACCTCCTGGCTGTAAACGTTGTCTGGGTCCTGAACTGTACCATTCGTAAGCACGTTCCATAGCAGTATCCGACAATGAGTCTTGCTCAGTATGTGGATCATCAATAATAAGCAAATCGG